ATTGAGGACCGGCATCAAACGGCGGCAGGGACCACACCAGGTAGCCCAGAAATCGAGGATCACGATCTTGCCTCTCAGATCGGTAAGTTTGACCATACTACCTTCCGGATTGGGCAGTTCCCATTCGGGAGCGCGTTTTCTCATAACTTTGGAAAGGACTCTGGCTTTGCGGGCTGGTTCTTCATTATCCCATTTCAGTTTGGCTTCATAAAGCAGCCGCACCCAGCGCTGATTTCTTGCCAGTGGCAGCCATTCGTGGGTGGAATCCAGAGTGCGATAATTCACCACCCCATGCCTGTACATTTCCTCGATTAGGTCGATAGCGGCAGTGAGATCATCTTGCTTGATCAGCATGGATACCAAGGGTCGATAGGTAGTAGGGTCGGTGGCAAGTTCGGGATGGTCGCGATAGAGCGTTTCCAACGCTTTCCAGTCCTCAATCTTCAGTAACAGCGGAGCGAGATTGGAGGCATATATGATCAAGCTGTCCACCGGTGCGATATCTCCAGAGGCGATGGCATTGGAGATCAGCAGCGGCAGGTGTTTTTTAACAGGTGCCAGCCGGCCGGTCTTTTCGGCAAAACGCACCAGCGTGGCATATTCCAGCCAGGGACGATCAAGCGCATCCGGTATCATCAAATAGCGTTCAGCCGCTTCATAATCTCCATTCCACATACTCATCTCGTACATGGTGTAAAGAGTGTAATCATCATCCGGGAAGAGGGTGAATGCCCGAACGAGGGTATCCTTGTCCAGAGGATAATTCTCAGTGAGAAGATCACGTAGTTGCTCAGAAACGTCCTGTTTATTGAAGAAATTGATCTGATACACTGCCTGGATCAGTCGATAACCCCATTTATAATCGGGATGTGCCGCAATCAGCTTACGGGCTTCGGTCAATTGGATCAAGACATCATCGAGACAACGCACCCATAGATAATGATGATCGGCAGAACCGGGATTGTTCTGATAGAGATTATCGGCGGACACTAAGTTTGGCAAAAACGGACACTAAGTTTGGCAAAAACCCCATTCATGATTGATTATTGCACTGTTTATGCCATACTCTTGTCTTTTTTATGGACACAAGTTTGGCACACTTACCCTACATTGGCGTGTAAGGTGACATCGTTAACGCGTAATATCCCTGGCTCACCAAGTCAATCAGCACGTTATACGTCCCAATCAATCCCCCGCTATGGTATGGTTTCACCTGCAGTACTATAGCCGTAAATGACGGTGGGTTATACTCCGTTTGCCCAATAATAAGCCGATCCGCTCCATACGGATAAAATGTCACCGCCTTCCCCACCAACAGCCGATATCCTACATACTTTGCCCATGTCACGCCCAAAGCCCTGATTTTTGCCCGCGCTCTTTCACCGCGCTCATCTATCGTCAGATACCCGGTAATAATTGACTCGTGAAGGATATAATCAGATTCATTCCAATCATACTCCACCACCGGAGTATCAATCTTATAAGTTGTTTGCCCATATACTATCTCCGGATCGGCTTTAAACACCATTTTAATACTCCACTTTGCTTACGTTTGCCGGTATCGACACGCTCAGCTTCAACCTTGACCTTGGCACTATCAATGTCGGATTAAACACCGTCTCCACTGTTTCCACCATTGCAGCATCCGGATCCGGATGCCTCTCCGCCATCACTCGCGCATACTGTCGTGCCCAACTATACTCCCAGGGATCTGTCAGTCCGCCAGCGCCAAAGTCAAGCTCTTCTCCGCTGTAAACACCACCATTCCGCTTCCGCCGCAACCCCACAAAATGCTTTGCAAGTGCATATGCCCGCTCATCCAGTTTTTCATCTTCTGGAGGCGCTTCCGGATAATACTCCTCGCTTGTAATCTTCCGCTCGTCACCTATCGGATAGTTAGACACATACCAGCCAAAGCCATCCTCCTCACCCACCGTTTTGACAAAATAAACCGTTGCTTTGGTATAATCAAACTCCTTCCTATAAGAGCACATAGAATAATCATACACGTCATTAACTGCCACTGCCATCCCCGTCTTTCGCCTTTGTATGATCATCGTATCGTCTTTCCATCGGTATTCTGCATTTAGCACCTGCAGCACCCGGCGAAAGAGCTCATCTAATGTCATGCTATGATATGGCTTATCGGTACTGTCAGCCCGCCCAACCATCTTTAACTGATGCCAGTTAAACGCCAATAATTCCAGATACACCTGCCGCCCCGTCTGTCCATTGTTGTCATACCACCAGAATCCGCTCACCTTCTCGCCATAGAGATCGCTACAATCAATCTTCAGCGGATCCGTGATGATCCCCGCCTTAATGACGCACATCTTTATCACGTGCGTCATGGTCACAAATGACCGGTATGGCAACGTCTGAAACACATTATACCGGATCGGTGTGACTCCGTTAAAATCCTCGCTCGGATAGTCGATCTCGCTATCTTGCAAATCCGTGCCGGTAAAATCCTTCACAAATAGATTCCGCATTCGATACACCGGATCTGCCAGATCCAGGATCTTCACCCGATTCCGATAATCAACCTCGACCTCTCGCACCTCAAACCGCGTAAACACCCCGTCCTCATCCGTTATCGTGACCTGGTCGCCCACTGCATATTCCTTCCCGCAAAAGATCACTGTCATGCGCGTTGTCGGTAATGTCACCAGGTTATCATACGTCGTATCGATCAGCGGGATGTCCAGCGATTGCACAACCTCGTTATTGATCGGCTCGCCGTTCAAATATACGTCAAGTGGCAAAGCGATACTCCTTCCCCATTTGCTCCTGACGATACTTCGTCCGCTCATGCTTCTCGACGCGCTGCTTAATGTCCCCTTCGCCTTCTATCCGGACGATGATCTCGCGATCAGCCTCGCCTATATTCATGTTGATCGCTTCCAAGAGCAGTATCATCCGCTCAAACGATCGTTCCCCGTTCACCAGCCCGCCGGCGGCGTAGTAATTGCTTACGTTCTGGATCGCCCGCCCGCCTGCGTTTATCGCTTCCAATAGAGGCAAATAACGCGCCGTAGATACCGCGTTGACGATATACTCCCCGTCACTTGCTAAGATCAAATTCTGATCATCCTGTGGCCCGCCCTTGCCCCTAAATAGACCGCCTCTTGCAAATTTCTGCGCTCTGATTATCCCGATCTGCACCGCTCCCATGCTCGCTACCACCGCCGCCAATATCGGTCCGATGATCGGTCCCATGGCCAGCGCCTTCGTCACGCCTTCCGCTATGTTCATCGTTGCCTGTCCGATCGCCAGTGCCTTGCTCAGGTTCCGGTATTTTTTCTCATCTGCCAGCGCCTGCTTCTCGATATTTTGCCGGCGCGCCTGGATCTGATCCTGTGTCCAGTTCTCCCGCGCCGCCGTCTCTTCCATCCGCGTTATGTCTTCCTGTTTCCGCTGCTGGCTCAAACTGATCATCCCGCTTGCCAGGTTGCTGGCGCTCGCCAGTATCCCTTGCAATGTCGCCTTCGTGGCTTCTACACGCGCCTGATCATTCGGATCATCCGGATCAAATCCGATCACCTGATTCCAAAACCAGTTTCCCTTCCGTGCCCCGGAATTCAATTGCGCAATCTCGATCTCGCCCTGAATCTGCGCGATCAGTTCCTTCACTCCTGGTAAATCCTGAAATGCCTCCAGTTCCTTCTTAAATGCGATCAATCCATCCCGCATCGCAGCCCACGCCGCCACGCCCATATTCCGCGTGTCGCTCATCTCACTCTTATAGTCGCGGTACCGCCGGATCAGCTCCTCCAACGGCAGCCGGTCAATCGCTTCTTTTTCTTTATCCAGCACCTCGATCCGCATCGTACTTATCTGCTCCGCCTGCTCCGCCGTCAACTGCCCCGCCTTCACCAGCGTTTCGATCTCGCCTTCGATCTGTCCACGCTTCCAGTCATAGTAAGCGCTGTCCATAAACTTCACCTGCTCATAATACGCCCGGGTCGCATCCTCGCGCTCCTTTGCCCGTGCTTCCGCTGCCTGCGCGTCAACCGCATCGTGCTTCTCACTGATTGCCGCCATCTCCTCGCGCCATTTCTCTGTCAGATCTAACCACGCTTCATAATTGTTCTCCACCAACGTCGCTTCCTGGATATACTTGTCCGTCAGCATGCTCAATTCCCGTTCCCGGTCGCTCAGCCCACGAAACTGCTGCATCTGCCGATACTCTTCGATCCGCGCCAGCACTGTCAGCACTTTCGCATCCACCGCTTCCGCCTGGTTCATCAGCTTGTCGTATGCTTCCTTGCTCGCATCCAATTCCTTCATCCGGTGCGCATGGATCATCCGGTACTGCTCTTCGCTGATCTCGCCACTGGTCAGTTGCGCCTGCAGTTCCGCTTCGATCTGGCTCCGCTTCCATTCATAATAAGCCGCGTCATAAAACTTAATCTCTTCATAATATGCCAGTTGAGCTGTCTGCTTGGCTTTCGATATCCGCCGCGCTTCCTCGTCGCTCAGCTTACCATACTTGTCCTCGATCTCGACCACGCCCGCCTGATACCGCTCCACCGCCACCAAGGCCGCTTCATTATTATCGCCCAAAATAGCCAGTTCCTTGCCATGCGCATCCGCCAGCATCTGCAATTCCCTCGCCTTCCCTTCCATCAGCCGGTATTGACTCTCCTCCTGCCACTTCTGCAGCTCCGCCAGCAACCGATCATACTCCTGCTTCGCCCGGTCAAGCCCCGGACTTCCCACCACCGCGTCTTTTCCGCCACCGCTACCAGCTCCCGCTCCGGATCCGGTACCAGCCCCCGCCGGTACCGCCACTCCCGCCGGTGCCACTGCCGGACGCGTCCCACGAATCGTCTGCTGTAGCCGAAGTACCTCGTTTCTTAATTTTTCTTCTTCGTCTCTATATTCTTTAATGTGTTTTTTCCACAATTCAATATCCGCTTGCCTCAGTGTTTCAAAATGAAAGTAGTTCGGATCTTCTTTTGCTCGTGCCCGGGAACGTACAATCGCTTTTTCCGCTTCTTCCTGTTTCCGCATAGCATACATTTTCTTCTTTGCGATCTTCGCCAGCTTCTCTACATAATCCTCCATCAGCGCATTCATTATCATTTGATCCAGATACGCATCCAGCTCCTTCCTGGCATTGAATACCGCCGCCTTCACCGCATCGTATTTACTTGCCATCAGATCGATATTGCCAAAGTAATTGGGGAACTGCTGGTTCAGTTCATCCACGATCGTTTTCATCTCTTCCTGCTCAATTTTCGTCAGTGTCGTGGCGCTCTTGTATTCCAGCAGTTTCTTGGTCAAAAAATCAAATTCGCTGCTCATCTGAAACGCATTACGCTCCGCTATTTTCAATGCGCTCCCCGTCCCGTTGATCCATTGCAACAGCGCCGACAGCCCACTGGCGAGCGTCGCGATCACCGGCAATACATACGTTCCGATCATCCCCTTAAAATCGTCCCAGGCCTGTGTCATTTGCTTTATCTGCCCGCCGTAGGTGTCCATCTGTGCCTTTGCCTGCCCGCCAAACTGAAGGTTCAGCTCGTCCAGGATCACTGTCTGCGCTTCTGCCACCTTACCCGTATCCATCAGCGTCTGGATTATGTTTTTTTGCTCGTCGGAGAAGGAAACTCCCACCCTGGTCAATGCGCTGATCCCCTGCACCGGATCCTGCAGCGCCTTGCCCAATTGAATTGCTGCTCCCTTCATGTCGCCCTCAAAAAGCACCGATAGATCAATCACCGCCTTTTGCGCCTGCTCAAATATCTCGCCGCTTACCTTGGTAAAGGTCAGAAGTGGCGCCGTCACCTCGTTCATGATTCGATCCGCATCGATCGCCAGTGACCGCTGTAATGATTGCGCCATGATCTCAAGTTGCTGTGCCGTAAACCCTGCTGCTCCGCCGGTGCTACGAACCGCTGCCTGCACTTTCGTATATGCCCGTTCCGCTTCCAATGCCGGATTAACCACTGACCGCATCAACTGCCCCAATATAGATATCCCTTTCTCAACAGCCGTCACTGCCAGACCAAACACAGCCATCGCTTTGCCCACATCACCCAGCGTCTTTTTAGCGTCCTCCGCCTCGACCTTGACCTCCGTCTTGATCTCCGTTGGCACCTCTTTCATCCGGCTCAGTGCTTCCTTGACTCCACTCTTAAATTGCTCCGCATCGATGCGCAGCGTGATTGTCATATTCTTCATCTTACCTTGCCATCTGCGCTATCCCCGCTTTTATCTGCGTTATCTGCGTGAACCAACCCATACCACAGCGCCTCATCGATCTCTATCCCCGCACAATACATCCCTTTCCGCAGCAGTACCCCTTTGATCACCCAAAACGGATTCACCTTTCGCCGTTCCCGCTTTCCGCTGCCTTCACCTGCTTCACGCTGCTCACCAGCCCGGGCAACGCGCTCCAATCGCTGCCCATAACGGAAAAAAAACGCCCGATCACCTCAATGATCTCATTCCCGCTCAGCGCTCCCCAGTCAGTAGCATTATCTTTCGTGATCACCGCCAGGAACTCTTTCAATTGTCCACCTTTTAGCAGCTTGTTCAGCAGCGCCCGCACCTCGATCTTGATCTCGCCACCGTCCAGCATCGCTGCCAGCCCAATCTCATCCAATATGTTCCACGCCTCCGTTACCACGTCCAGATTCGTATATACTTTGATCTCCATCATATCTCCTCTTTTACTGATTATTCTGCTGCCGGTGCAGTAAATGTGACTTCTACTCTCGGGCAAGCAGCCAATATCGCCTGCACACTTTCATAAGCAGTACTGGCTAACACGCAAATAGGCAATACAAACCCGTCAGCATGGGCAATCGGATCAAGCACATAGATGTTATCATAGACGCCGCGAACGGCATCAGCTTGTTCTGCCGTTAGATATATCATGCTCATATTGCCCCCATCTCTTCCAGATAGATAGCAATTGCTCCGTTGAAACTTGCCCACTCTCCGGAGGTCAAATGCAATCCGGCAAAAAACACGGCAGGGTATATTGCTTTCCCATTGCCAAACACACCGTTTATGTTACTCCCGCCCAAAACAATTGTTTTCAATGTTCCGGCAGGAACTCCCACTGCAGCACTGTTTGCGGAGACCGCAACCGAATAATTACCGTCCACGATGAAATGATGATGCGTCGATAACGCCCTGGTCATAGCAATATAGCGGGAATTACTGGTGATTGTTCCAGCAGCAGTAAGTGCCGCTGCTCCGTTCATCCTGTAAGCAAGCTTACCATCACTATATATATGCAACCGGATAATGCCGTCACCGACAGTCCCGGTTGACCAGCCGACATCATACCAGCCGTTGGTTTGCGGGATAGAATCCCAATGTGCTACCCAGCCGATGATCGCATTGTTCCTTTTGTATTTCATGCCATCATCAGTCGGTTGGAATCCGGTGTCAACATAATTCGTTGAACCGTTTGTAGTGTAACCTTTTATCTGCTCCCACGTCGGCGTATTAACCGCTCTCCCGGTCTCAGCAGGGTTGACCACATTCAGCAAACCAGCCTGCTCTGTGTGTGCGGTATAATACAGCTCCAAACAAGCTAATTTATCCCATATTCCTGAGGATATCATTGATTTAATCAAGGTGTTATACACATTGGCTATGGCACTGGTCGGCCGCACTGTCATGGCAGCAATATATGCCTTTGTCTCCGGCAATATCCTCTTCCGGACGCTGACATTGCCATTCAGCCAGCTCATCCGCCCCAATTGACCCAGCCGGTTCATAACGCCACGCTAACGTTGCATATCCCGCCGATTACGGCTACCTTGTGCCCCGCTGCCACCGGAATCCACAGCTCGCTCCCTTCCATGATTATAATATCGGTGCTGACTGCCACCGGCGTCGCTCCCGTCACGTATCTCACATTACCGCCCGTCGCCACCAACCGCACTAACCTGCCCCGGGTGGCATCGATCACTCCGGACGCAGCACTCGCATTTGTCCCGTCCAGATCAGTATTCTTCACCAGCTCCACGACCCCTGTCGACCGTCCGTTCAAATCCAATACTATTTTAGTCATCTATCTTTCCTCTCGCCGGCATCGCCGGTCTGTTGCATAATCCCGCTTATCCCTTATTCATCCGTCCGATCCGCGTTCTATCTCTTCCGCACGCCCTTCGGGCTGATCTGCTCATTATTGATCAGATTCAATTCAAACGCCGTCAGTTCTTCTCGCAAGATCTGACGCAACCGGTCTTCCGTCAAACTCCCACTCCGCAGCAGTGCCATGTCCTTGTCCAAACACGCCATCTTTTGCTCCAGTTCATCGATCCGCCGATCCCGTCCGTCTTCCTTATCCCCGCGCTTTTTCAGGTAATACAGCACGTATGCGTTGATCAACCCTATTATGGTTATCACGATTGTTCCCGGATTCAGCATCATTCCCCCAAGACCTTCCGGATTCGTTCCGCAATCTTCACCACATTCTTCGTATAGTTCACCGCCGTGGCATACCTGCCTCCCCGCGGTCTCACGAAGTCATGCTTCACCATCATCTCCACCGTCACCGTATCACCTTCATTACGATACAGATACTCCCTCGCCATCAGATGAATATACGCTCCTATCCCGCTCTCCCAGCTCGGAAAGAACCGGTTCCCGCCATCATCCACGTTGCCCACGTTATAGATGTTACGTGTCTTCCTGGTGCGCACCGCTGCCGGATTCACGCCAAAATGACTTTCTAATACACCCTGTGCTAAAGCAAGCACTGGATCTACCCTATACTGCTCCGCCTTCACCGCCACTGCATGTGCGATCGCTTCCAAATCCCAGTCCGCCGGGATCTCCGCTTTCTTGCCAAACATGTCCAGGCACATCCGCTGGATCACCAGTTTTACTTGCTCCCAGGTCATGCCGGTGTCCCTAATATGTTGTATTGAATCTTGCCGGCTTTGATATCTACACTCTGTGGCTCTGGGAATAAATACCCGGACTTGACTGCACATACATAATACGTGCCCAATTTCAGCAACAGCAGATACATCCCGTCTTTGTCCGCCATATCGCCAATCGTATATCCGCCACCCGTGGCTGTTACGCCCACTTCCGTGATCGGCTCTCCACCTTCATTCCGCACATAACCCCATAGTATCCCGCTTGGCTCCGCCGCCAATACGCTCAACGCCGCTCCCGTCACTTCGCTGCTGATCTCGCGTTTGCCAATCACCTTGACAGTAATCGTGTTCCCGCTTTCTGCCAACTTCACCACGTTCACCTGAATCCCCCAGGCGCATACGACCATATCAGTATTCTCCGGATCCACCAGCATCACGTCCACCCGCTTGTTGTTAAACGCCGCCCGCAGATAATCCCATTCCTCCTTGCTCACCCGCAACGTCCCAACCTCGGTCTCCACTACCTCCGTCTCCGTCAGCCCTTGACCCGTGGACAGCATCTTCACCACGCCTTGTACCAGCGTGATCCGCGCCACTTCATCCGGCAGTTCCAGTTGATCCCATTCCGCCAGCACATCAGTCGCCAAATCAACCTCCGCCAGTGGCGTCCCTGCCAACCTGACAAATACCTCATAAAACCTTCTCATCTATCTCCTCTCTTACCGGCACCGCCGGTCTGTTCAGTTGCACATGCTCCGCTTGTCCATCCTTTATCCGTCTCATCCGCATTCTATCCCCGCCCGTGCTTTTCGGTTTTTCCGCGGTTAATATCCGGGAACGGACATCTCTGCCCGCCCCCGTTCTCTGTTCAGTTGCACCTGGATAATCATCACACACTTACGGTTACATGCGTAAACGGTGTATTCGCTGCCCCCGTCCCACGCTTGCATTCCCCGCCGATCTTCAGCGTCGGTTGCTCTCCGCTTTGAAAGTCCGCCGCTGGATACACGATCGTGTTCCACACGGCCAGACCAACACTATCCTGCTCGCTGTCGATGAACAGCAGATCCACCTTCACATTCAGTAATGCGCTGCGCAACGTCGCAAAGTTGGCTGCACTGAACCCGATCGCATGGATCTCTGCCATGCCCTTTTCACTGCCGGTATAGGTCTGTCCACCGCCCAGTTCTGTCTGTCCATCAGCCTCAATCCCGATTTTCACGCCATCTTTGGTCGGCAAACCCACCAGCTTCGTCCAGTTGGTGATTGCCAGCGTTGCTCCGGCACCCGTCTTCGTCACGCTGCTTACCGGCGTCGCTGCCACCCGGTAAAAGATGCTGTCAAAGTTCCTGACTGCCATCACTTGCCTCCTTCATTCTTGTTCTTCAAAACAAATCCGATGGCGTTGCTCCGCTGCGCAATACTGCTAACCTCATATGCCGCCTGCACCGCGGTCTCGATACTGCCGTATTTCTTCACCAGCGCATTCACCTCACGTCGGCTCAACATCGCCACCACTGTGTTCGTTACGATTTTCTTCCGCTCCGCACCGCTTATGTTGCCATGCTTCTTCTCCGCCACAACTATCCATTCGATGATGCGCACCAATAGCGCCTCGATCTGACTGTCGCCGATCTCCAGCCCCAGCCACTGAAACAGCCGCTTGACCACCGGCAATAGCAGTATCACGCCTATCGGCTTCAACCAGTCCAGCCAGTTATCTCCCTTTTCGGTGGACGCCGGCATCACTGCCGGCGCCACCACAAGGAGCACGATGAATAATATGATCCCCAGCCCGTTCATCCACTTCATGCTACGCATCTTCCACCTCCATCTCAGTTGTCGCGCACAGTTACGGCATAGTCATCGTTCTGCGTGCACTTGCCCTGCTTGGCATACAGATTCCACTTCTCTTTCCCACTGCCCACGTCCATCTCCGGTCCCAGCATCTTATACGCATGCCGGCCGTAAGCCACCGCATAACGCTGGTAATAGATCGCACAGTCCTTTCCGCTTTGAGCCACCTGTCCTGTGGTCGCATTCAGCACGGGCATCTCACTGTCCGGCACCAGGATCACTTTGAATCCGCGGATCATTCCGATCAGATTCAACGGAATTACTTCGCCCTTGTCACCCATCTTGTCCCGGCTGATGAAGTTCGGTATGCTCACCACATCGGCATAGTCACTCGCCCCGATCGCGGCATAACGGTCGCTAAACGGCGCTTTAGCATTGTTCAACGCCGTCGCAGCTGCTATAAAGTCCGCATCCGTCAGTTTGTTGTCCGTGCTGTCCTTCTTCTTCAACCGCTGTCCGGATTTCGTTGCATCGGCTATCGCAGCCAGTAACAACCCGTTTCGATAGGTCTTGTGTGCTTGCACTCCGCCCCAGGCACGTGTGTCGCGCAGATTGATGTTCGTCTCCAATTGCTCGCCCACGCCCACCAGAATCGGATATCCCTTCTCATCACTGATCGCCAGGTTGATCGTGTCTTCCACCGAGCCGTTATCAAAGCTCTCGCCCGTGATCGGCATCGTCAGCACCGCCCCAGGCGTAAATTTCGGAATCACCAAAGTGTCTTCCTGTCCCTTCAGTTCTCCGCTCCGGTCATGCACCGTTGCCAGGATGTCGATCTCATCTTTCTTGCTCTCGATCTCGATCTCCATCACCTTCGCCAGAAACTGCTTCTGTCCAAAGCCCGTCGCCATCACTTCCCTCCTTTCATGTATGCGTCATACAGTTCGTTGAACCGCTCCGGACGCACATCAAACATTTTGCGAGCCAGGGCGGTGTTATTCACCAGTTCCGCATAGCTCTTCACCTTATCCAGATCATTGCCCTCACCGCCTGTTCCGCCTTCTCCCGCCGGGAGTTGCTTTTCCCGGGTCAGATTCAGGGCTGCCGAATTACTGATCAGTTGCTCATACAGCTTGCGATCCTGATTGATCAAAGCCACAGCCAATTCACGCTGAGCCGGGAGCAGCTTGCCTCTATTGATCGCCGCTTCCACTTCCTGCCCGTTCAATTTTACGTTCAGTTCCGCCACCTGCTGCTCATTCGCCACCTTCGCTTCCGCCAAAGTCACGATCTCGCCCTGCAGCCGCTTCACTTCCGCCTTTGCTTCTTCCTCGCTGGTTACCCCCAGCAGTTTCAGCAGTTCATCCATTTTACCTCCATTGGTATCGTTATTCGCTATTGCCGGCAGTTCCTGCAGATACGGAGTATTGGTCAGCGCTACGCTGTGCATTCTCCAATCTGTCATTACCTTGCCGGTATTTCTTTCTCGCCTCCGCGTTTCGTACACCGGGCTCAAATACCGGTATTCCTTGTTCTCGATCGCTGCCCTTCCCGCCGGCGTCGGCTCCATCTCCACAATGATCCGCCCATTATCAATCCGCATGCTCTTGCCCCAGCCCGCGGCCTTCGTGCCGCCACCCCAAATACTGTTATGATCCAGATCAAACAACAAATCGCGCCCTTCCGCTTCATAATTGTTCACCATCTCCTGCAAACGCTGCTCCGTCACGATCATGTCCCGCTCTTTCCATTCGCCCACCAAGGCCACCTGAACCGCATAATTGCCGTTCTCCATGGAGCTGCACACAATGGCACTATCGCACACCAGCATCCCCTCCGGCATTTTACCCCGGTTCTGCTCGCCACATGCGATCAATCTCCTGCGCTTATTCATTGCTCACCTCTCGTCTCAATTATACTCACCTTATTTATCCCTTCCCGATTTATTGTCATTTTGCACCACCACCATCGTAGGGGCGCTTTCCCTCAGCGCCCCAGCCGCCATTCTCAAATCTCAATTTCATTCCGTGCCTCTCCGTGCCTTCCGTGGTAATTCACCTCACCACCTTCAACGCCACCTCGTAAATGATCAACCCCGGAAATGTCGTATTATTCCGGTACCCTTCATAATACCCCCGACCCAGATACGCTCTCTTTTCATCCCGCAAACCCTTATCCTGGAATAGCCCGATCACCGTCTCGATCATCTCCAGCATATTCCCCGGATTCCGCTCCAGCTTGCTCGTCATCAAAAACAGGATAAAGTTCATTGTCCCAAACGGATCCTCGGTCTCAGTCCCCTCACCGCTTACATAATCGATATACACCGCCGGTGGATTGATCACCTGCTCGTCAAACCGCTCAAACTGACCCTCATAATACTCCACTTGCTTAAATTTCGTCTCCAATACCGCCTTGATCGATTCACCAACCTCTTTCAGCATCACCTGCCTCCTTCCTGATTCATCAGCCAGCCCCGCACCGCTGTCTCGATCTCGCTCCGATCTCCTTCATCCAGATACATATACGCCCGCCCCGGCATCACCACCTCTTTCTTCAAGACATACACCGGCACCGGCTTTCCGCCGTCCTTCTTGACAAAAATCACGCCTTTCGCCACAAACGTCTCACCCGGATAGTTCCGCGGTTTATACAACGCTGCCTCCGGCGTCAACGGGATCGCCAGGTACTGCGCATTCCGCGGTCGGATCACCCCGCCTTCGTGATGGATCCGGGCATACGGCACGTCACGACCACCCGCTGTAATGATCACGCTGTCACCCCGTTCACTGTTCCGGATACTCCGCAGCAGATGCCCCCGCTTCACCAAAGTCGTCCCTTTCTTGTCCGTCCGCGGCGCCACCCGCGCTTCCCGGATCCGACGCTGAATCTGACGCACCGCCAATCGTCCCACCAATATCATTAACTCACGCACCGCTCACCACGCTCATCGTAGCGGCGCTTTCCTTCAGCGCCCCAGCTCCTCAACCTTCTCAACCCTCTCAACCCCTTTTTAATTCTCAATTCTTTTCCGTGCTCTCCGTGTTTTCCGTGGTTAAGCCCCATCATAAATACTCCCCCAGTTGCCGCGTTGTACTACCAAAGAAACTCTCCACCGCACCCGGCGTTGCCACCACCAGGTCGATCTTCCCTTCTTGGATCTGAGCCAGTGTCTTCATCGCCTCTTCCTTGTCCTTCCGAACGCTCTCCGGCACCTCGTCCCGAGCATACTGATTGAACACGTCATACTTACTGATCTGCAGACACACCCGCTTCAATATCGCATTATCCTCCACGTCCTTCGGATCCACCCGACCGCTGATCATCGCATCGATCACCGCCGTCACTGCCTCGATCACCGCCTCGCATTCGTCCTCAAACTCACCTTCTTCCTTCCCCGCTGCCATTGCCGGCGCCTGGAAGCCGATCGCCACTACCAGCTCATCTACTTCGATATACATCACTTTCTCCTCTTTCGTGCCAAACTTCTGTCCTTTTCCTTAGCCCCGGCATTCCAGCGCAGGATAGAATCCAGTTCTTTTCCCTTCCGTTCTTTTCCGTGCCTCCCGTGGTTAATCCCCATCAAAACATCCCCACATTTCCCCGCCTCTGCAAGCTTTCATACCCCGCGCCCTGGCTCATCACCCTAAACTGCGCTACCGCTCCCGCCAACGCATCCGGTCCATCATCATACTCAGCGTGCGGAAAGCCCACCAGTTGCTCTTTCATCTGCTCCCAGTCCTCGCCAACCGTGCAGTTTATGATATGCCCCCACTGATACAACGGCTCCAGCATCAAGATCCGCTCTTCCTTCTTCAGCCGGCTTTCCACCCCGCTCACCGGCAGCATATACCCATATTCCTCCGCCTTTTGCGGTAAAAACTGCCAGATCAGCTTCTGCCAAAAGTTGCTCTCCATAAAATGCCGCGTCCGGAACCGCTTATCCACCTGATACATATAATCCAGCATATCCAGGATGCTCATCCGCCGCAGACAGATATCCACCACGTAATACAGCCCGCCAAACTGCGCTATCGTCACGATCGCCTTATAGTCATTCGTCTCGCCACCACCCAAGCTCGGGTCGCAATATGTCACCGTCCGCGCCACCTGCAGATCCTCCCAGCTCGGCAGCACAATGTTAAAGCCCACGTTCTTAATGCTCTTGACCAGTTCCTGGTTATACGGATTGTGCGGGTTATACTGCTTCAGCCATTCTTCCTGGAACACATCGCCATCGATCCCCGGCTTCATCATATAATGCCGATCAAATCCATGCTTTCCGACCACCGCCTGGATCGCTTCCAGCTTCTTCATCGGATACGCCGCTTCCCATGCGCTCTTGCCCTCTTCCACTGCCCGCACTGTCCGCACCTGCACAAATCGATTATCCGGCTCCCGCTCGCATTTCATCACAAATTGTTTCAACGCACTCTGGCTGTTTGTCAGATTGCCAAGCCAGATCAACAGTCCGCCCTTCTCGCCAAATGCACCAAACGCCTCTTCCGTGACAAACTCATACTTCTGCCTCGCTATCCGTGGATTCGTGTCCAGATGGCTTTCCAGATCATCCACAATGATCAGCCGCGGCCGATGCGGTCCGTTCATCTTGCCCCGAATCGTCTGCCGGTAGCCCTGCGCCCGATAACGCTCATTTGTCGGCGTGTTAAAGTCCGTCTCCTCGCCGATCCCCTCGTCCATCGCTATCTCCGGATAGTCATGCCTCAGCCGTGCATTGTGCTGATACTCCAGCCGGATCGCCACCGTCCGCTCTTTCGACAACTCCCGGTCAGCACCCACGTGGATCGCAAACTTCACCTTCCCCGTCACAGCAGCCCAGATCGGCAGGATGATCGCCAGTAGCGAACTCTTCCCCGCCCCCCGGAACCAGATCTCAGCCATGATCTGGCTCTCATCATCATCCAGCGCCTCCGCTGCCTTCCGCATCTCCTCCTCGTGAAATTCGGCAAATTCAGATGTCACGTAATGCGGAAAGTAGGTCTTTGCAAAATATAGCGGATCGCCCTTCGCCTTCTTCACCCGCGCAAGCTGCTGATCCGCCGTATCGTTATGAAATATCACGGCCCGCTCCCGGATCGTCGCCGTCAGTTCCCGGATCCGCTCCTCAAATTCCTTCCGGTTCCGGATTATCTCAACCCGGCTCATTGATCCCCCGCATACTTCCGCCTCAGCCAGTCCGCCAATAGCGGTATGTGCTTATGCAGTTTCTCTAACCACTCCCCATCATTCTCATGCTGCACAAAGTAGTTCACCGCATCCTCCATAAAACTGAACACGTTACTCAGCATCACCCGCTTCGGACGCATCTTCTCCATCATCTTCGCGATCTTCCACAGCGCATCTGCCGTTGCCGGATCAGTCAACCGCTCCTCATCCAGCGCCTTCCTGATTTCGCCCACAAACTGCCGCTCCATCTCCATGCTCAGAGCCAGCCCACTGCCGTCACGGATATCCTTGTCCCACTCTCCCTTCTTCACCCACTTATACACCGTGTCATGCGGCAGTTTCATCACTTCGCTGATCTCTCGGACACTCTTGCCTTCCACCACGTAAAACTGTCTCGCCGTCTCGATCGTCTGTTTCTTATGCGCCATCACCTGCCCCCTTTCCATGTCTTCCGTGGTTATACCCCATCTGCGCTATCTGTGGGATTATCTGCGTCATTTGCGGGAACCAACCCATCTCACACCCCATATTCCTGGAATCCACGACGTCCTTGTCCCATGTATTCGCTCACCGGATATTCCACCACCATGTTCGCCTTGCCCTCTGTGACGCTCATAACCCCTATTTTTTGCCCCTTCCTCCGCAGGTAGTAGGTTACACCCTTCCCCTGCCAGATCTCGCTCGCAGAACGCAACATTTCCACCGCCTGCCGTCCCTTGTCAGCCCGCCGCTTATCCCGATCCACTAATACCGGATAATTCAGCACGTCCTTCACCACCTCAACCTTACCATCCAATTCTCCATTCTTTTCGCGCTTTTCCGTGCCTTCCGTGTTTTCCGTGGCTAATCCTACATCTGCGCAAACCGCGTTTTTATCCGCGCCATCTGCGGGAACCTCTCCTTCCCCCCGGTCCGCATATCGCTCATAATCCGCTTCCGCTCCACCCGGGATCTTGCCATTTTTCCCCACGTTCCCACGAAACGACGCATCATGCTCCACGCCCGGATCTTCTCGCGTCAGCCCCGGATCTTTCTCCCCTTCCCCTTCGGTCAGTTGCTCCACGTCACAGCGGCAATTCCAGCCATTAGGCGGGTAATTCATATCCCAGAAAGGATCATCCACTGCCCGCACGATCCCGTCCAGCAACGCATGCTCTGCCCGCACCAGCTCATCCCGCATCGTCACATACTTCAGATATGGGAATAGCGCCTTGTCCGCCATCCACTGCTGCCACCGCCCGCACTGCGCCGCCGTTGTCCGTGCATTGTCAAATTCAGTCCGCAGATGATACGGATTTGCCGAAGCATAGCCCGCCAGTTCCGCCCGCTCGATAAAGTCCGCAAAGCTCCCGCCGGCTGCCACTGCCGCTACCGCTTCCGCCTTCAGCGCTTCCACCGCTGTCCGTGTCCGCACCCCGCTGATGATCATCGCCTGGTTCCGCAACGCCGCAATCGTCCGCACGTTCTCCGCATCCCACTCGAATTCTATCGACGGTAAGCCCCGGTTGGCGGTCTTATTACCCCGCTTCCGGTTTGCCACATACTCCAGCACCGCCGCTCTGCCCAGCTCCTGACCATACTCCGCAATGAACCCCCTGGGAATATACGCCTCCAGATCCTCCAGCTCCGGCAATGCCCGGATCTCCATCTGCAGTTGTGCCAAACTTCTGTCCATTCCACCCACGCCCGCATTTGCCTCCGTAGAGCAGGATGCCAATCCTACTGCCTGGGATGCCGAACTCCGATTCGGCACTGCTCTGTCACCATCCGTAGGGGCGTTTTCCCTCAGCGCCCCAGCCTCCATTCTCAATTCCTTATCCGCTCCATCCGCTTTTTCTGTCCGATCCGTTTTGCTTTTCTTTTCATCTGCGCTATCCGCGTTTTTATCCGCGTCAATCTGCGTGAACCTTTCCACCACCACCTGACCCTCCCCCGGTCGATCCACTCCATACGTTGCGTAAAAATGATCCACCGCCACCGGCACGCCCAACCGCACCAGTTTCTCATCGATCATGATCCGTCTCTCCAGATCCACCGGCTTCGGCGCTTCAAACCACACCCTCACCCCGCCACCGCCAAAGTTGATCCGATCGACCCGGTCCAATATCTCGTTCACAAACACACGTAGATCTGCCAGATCCGCGTTCAGTATGTCTTCCTTCACCTCCGCCTGCACCTCGCCCAGCGTCTGCGTCCCATACTTAGCAGCTTCCGTCGTCATCGTCTGACCCAGGATCACCTTCGTCACCCGGCTGCTCACAAATTCACACAGCACCATATACAGATCCCGGCTCTCGCTCTTCCCCGTAAAGTCCTTGAAGTCGATCTCCGTGTTCTTGCTCACCACCGCCGCCTGATCCGTGCCCAGCGCCGTCACCGCCTGCTTCAGCCATGCGATCTCCTGCGCCGTTGCTGTCGGCTCATACTTGCCCACCCGCTGCGGTTTACCGTATGTCTCCGTAAATTGCGCCCAGTTATTGATCGCAAAACAATAAAAAACATAATACTTCAGGATACTGTGCAACTTCGGACGGCGATAAAGATAACGCACAAACCGCATCTCTTCCAGCTCATACGGCTTGTCCTTGTGATACATCACGATCTCATTATCCACCTTCCGCAGATCCAGCCCGTGATACTCCCGCAACCCTGCCGGCACATACTTGCCCTCTTCCAACGCCCACAATATCTGTACAAAATGCCAGCCATACAACTTCTGCTCCAAAAATACATCGATCCAACCCGGCAGATAACGCTCCAGCAGCCCGTCATAATACTCCTGCTTCGGCTTAGGTAATGTCTCGCCAAAACTCCAGAGCGCCCGCTTGATCGCCTCTTTGCGCACATCCACCAGATACTGCAAATTGTCGTCCGCATCGATGAATAAGTCAAACAACTCACTCAACTCCTTATACTTGCCCTCTTCACGGTACTCCCGCAACGCACTGATAATCTCTGCTGGCGTGATCCGCTCCAATACCGTCGCCCACGCATACCGCGGCAACACCATATCCTTCATTACCGCCGATCTGCGCGCCTCTGCCAGCGCTTCCGCGCTTACGCCCATTGCCCTCGTCTTCCTAAACTTCCAATTCATACGAACCTCGCCTCTCCATCATAACATTATCCTCCTCGCACAACCCAATATATTGTCATTATGCACCGCCACCACCATCGTAGGGGCGCTTTCCCTCAGCGCCCCAGCCTCCATTCTCAATTCTCAATTCTCAATTTCATTCCTTGCCCTTCCGTG